AAGTATATGCAGACCTTGTCGAAAAGGGACAGAAGACAATAGATCAGGTACCTGCGAGGATCAGGCCACAGGTGATAGAGGAACTTATCAGACGTGGGTACATTATAGATGGACAGTGAAGTAATAATCGCTATAATCGGGGCTGTTTTCGCCTCATCAGGCCTGTGGGGCTTGCTGCAGTATCTTATCTCCCGTAAGGACAAGACAGGAGAAAAGATAGACAAGCTCACAGTCCTGGTGCAGGAGATCTCTGAACGTGTAGATCACTCCTCCGCTACAAGCGCCCGGACGAGGATAATGCGCTTTGATGATGAGCTCATCAATGGCATTCATCATAGCCGGGAGTATTTTCAACAGACATTAGAAGAGATCGACACGTATGAGGGGTACTGCGCTAAACACCCTGATTTCAAAAATAACGCCTGCAGTCTTGCCATTGAACACATCAGGCGTGTATATGCAAGATTACAGGATAACAATGGATTTGTACAGTAGTGACCTCAATACGCCTCTTGCGGCATACAAAGCGGACCAGTGCGAGGCTTTTAACAGTGCAGCTTCTATGCCTTTACGGGGCTGCACTACAACAGAAACGAGGTAAGTATGAGAAATTGGAAAGATAAGTTGACTTCAAGAAAGTTCTGGCTTGCTCTCATAGGCTTTGTGATATCCATTATGGTGCTTTTCGGATACTCCGAAGAAGAACAGACCAAAACTACAGCCCTTATTACCGCTACGGGAACACTGATCGCTTACATAGTAGGGGAAGGCATAACGGACGCTACACACAGGGATGATAAAGACGAAAAATAGATTTCGCGTATAACGCACGGAAACGCCCCTCTGCGGCTTTCAATTTTGGGGTAGTAACTTATACTACCCCACCCTCTAAAGTGTCACAGCGTGGAGCGTGGTAGCCTAATCTTTGAAAATATGGTGGTACTATGGCAAAGACGAAAACCCGCATAGTCTTACCCTATAATCTGACTTGTAATTTTAAGGATATATGCCCGTCAGCTGAGTTCCTCGGGATCAACCATCTGCACGACTATGCTTTATGCTATCGGGATGGTATGTTGACGGCTGAGAGCAGAAAGGGACATATTGTAGATACACCCGTCTATATGATAGATGCGGACGAGGAAAGGCACCTTGATAAGTTGGTGTGTTCTCCCGGGGTGAAGAAGTCAGAGCTTACGGTCTCTGTGATCATAGACGGCAGAACCGTCAAGCGTAAGGCTCTGATGTATACTGTAGACACCAATAGGCCTCTGAGCCTGCCAACACCTGAGTATCTGCGGTTATGTGCAGAGGCCTTGGCTCATGTAGGTATTGAGTTCATACCGATCTTTGACGCATATATCGAAACAAGACAGACCATAATGAACAAAGCCGATGCGTAAGCACCGGCTTTGCTTCTACCCTTTACATCTGTTCCATCTTCTGAATGAAGCGCTGAAACTCTTGTCTTGTTTTGTCATCGGGCGCATCGTCCGTGACATCCTCCCCCGCCTAAAGAGGCGGGTTTGGTTCTCGTTCGATAGTACCAATGTACTAAGCATAAGCGAGCTAACCCCGTGTGTCCCACGGTTCTATTATGTTCGGTTTACGAAAATATTAGTCGCATACTCTCATTTCTGATATTTATTGCGGAATTTTCCGACACTGTGACATCCTCCCCGCCTCTTTAGGCGGGGGCTCCCCGTCCTCGGCGGGTTTGGTTCTCGTTCGATAGTACCAATGTACTAAGCATAAGCGGGCTAACTCCGTGTGCCCCACGGTTTTATGTTTTGGGTTATGCTAACGCTATCCGCATACCCTCATTTCTGATATTTATTGCGGCATTCACATCTCTGTCATGATGTACACCGCACTGTGGGCAATCCCATGCCCTAATAGCAAGACTTTTAGTTTCCTTGTTCACATAGCCACAACACGAACAAGTCTGACTGCTTGCAAAAAACTTGTCCACTTTAATAAGTCTTTTGCCTTGTTCTTCCAGTTTGTATTTCAAGAAGGTCACAAACATTCCCCAACCATTATCAGAAACTGACTTGCCAAAGTTTAATGCTTGTGACATTGCTTTCATGTCGAGATCTTCTATACATACACAATCATAGACATTGGTTATCTGCCTTGATTGCTTATGCAAGAAGTCTTTACGCTGGTTAGCAACCTTTTCATGCAGTTTCGCAACCTTTATACGCTGCCTGTCACGGTTCTTTGAACCTTTCTGCATGAGTGACAGCTTTCTTTGCTCTCTTTTCAGTTTCTTTTCAGCTTGTCGGTAATACCTCGGATAAGCAGGTTTGTTACCGTTACTGTCCTTGTACAGTTCATGCATAGAGAAGTCAAGCCCTAAAAAACTATGCAGTTCTTGCTCTTGTACTTGGTTTTCGTACTCAAACAGAATACTTGCATAATATTTTCCGCTTGGAGCTTGGCTTACAGTTACGGATTTTAGTTTGTAATCACTTGGTATATCTCTGTGTTGTTTTACTTTGACTTGTCCCACTTTAGGCAATTTCAAACATCCGTTGGACACAGCTATATTGTTATTGATACACACAGTAGTATAGCTGTTCTTGTTTCGCTTTTTGGATTTAAACTTTGGAAACCCTGTTTTCGGCTGTTTGAAAAAGTTTTGAAATGCTGTATCAAGATGGCGAAGGGACTGTTGTAATGACACGCTGTCTATCTCCTGCAAGAATGAATATTCTTCTGTCTTTTTAAGTTCCGCCATTTCTTTTGCACAAACAGTATATGTCACAGTGGTTTTGTCCTTTTCGTACTGTTTTATCCTTCTGTCAAGCCAATGATTATATACCATTCTGACACAGCCGAAAGTCTTGGCAAACAAAACCTTCTGCTCATTGTCAGGATATATTCTGAATTTATATGCTTTGTTTGCCATTGTTTCACGTCCTTTTTGTTTTTGAGTTTCTTGTATACTTATGTATATTATCAGTGTTTTCCGTCATAAGCCTCATCCTCATCAAACATACCGTGTTTTACACGATCATTGAGCTCGGCACGTTTGGCATTGTTCCACCTGTCAACAGTGCCGACTAAATATCCTGTGATGCGCCTGATACGCTCGAAAGGTATTATATGATAATCTACTTCAAGGTAATCACCATCAACTGTGACTGTTACATGGTCGCAGCCTTTGATCGCTTTCGCTTTCTCGGTAATCATATCCATTTCTGCGCGGTTAAGAGTTCCGCCGTAAGTTACAACATTCACGATGATTTCACCGTCCTTTTGATAAAGGCATCAGGATAGACTTTCTGTACTTCCTTCAAGGCCCTGTCGGCATTCTCCTTCACGCTGTAAGCGCCGACTACAACATTATACAGATAGGTCTTAGCCTCTGTTTTCTCCTGTGTAGTGGTCTGTCCTGCTGCGGGTTTGATGAGATGTGAGCGGATACGAGCGCAGAATTCGTCCCAGTGAGGGCGAATGAAAACAGGACATCCTTTATAGTTATCAAAGGTCTTATTAAGTTCTGTCAGCGTTCCCTTTCTGCCGTTCCTGATGTTGCACCAGTAGTTATGAGTAAAGAGGTTCTTTTCGATGGTCATTCCATAGGTATCAAGCAGGTATGCTATGAGCCTTGCTGCATTATTCTCTGCCTTTTCGTCAAGGTCTTTATGTGCTTTGTCGCCATACATAATGCACTCGATGGATATGGTCTGCGCGTTTCCTGCCTGTGAGCCGTTAGCATCCGCCCTGCCTCGCTCACCTGCGTGCCAGGACTGCCAGTCAAGAGGTAGCATCTGCCAAGCCTCGACATCGTCAACATAGAAATGCACTCTGACAGTGTTCATATTGCCATTCTGTGTGGCGCGTACATACTGCTCAGGATCCGTTGTGCCTTGAGCCTCGTTAATGTCGTTAGTATTATGAAGGGTAATGCCGAGAAGAGGAAGGGTGCGCTTTGAAGGCATTGAGATCAGTTTCGGGTTATGCTCGGTCAGATAGTACCTCTTTACCGTCAGACCATTAGCTGTATAGATATAATCGGGCTGCAGAAATGCCATACGATCACCTCTTGACAATAATTTTAATTTGTGATATAATATCAGTAGTGTTAGTTCCTTAAGCCCAAAGACATACTACACTTCCTGAAGAAAGATAAGCCCCGCCCACCTTCTGGCGGGGCTTATACTTATTATAGCACCATAGGAATGGTCTGTCAAGCCATTTCTTATCGGCAGCGGAAGTGTCGTAAAAGTGTGACAATAAGCAGCGTCAGTTCTTGAGCCTTACGGGCAGAACAATGTGAGTATAAGCATCACTGCCGATAGGCACGATCGTCATAGGGCTGAGATTTCCGTTAAATCTGATTTCAGCAAGATCATCGGGGACAGCTTTAAGGGCGTCAAGCAGGAAATTGATGTTAAAGCCGATACGCACATCCTCTCCCGAGATTTCGTTTATATCAACTATATCAGCAAAATTACCCTTTGACGAACTGAGGCCGATATGCAGTTCTCGTTCTTTGGCATCTATCTCAAGAGTTGTTGCGAGGTTGCTCGGACTGGAAGCCAGTACCGCGGCACGCTCTAAAGCCTCTATCAGTTCTGATACTCTTATGATCATAGATGTTGTATATTTAGCAGATACTGTCTTTTTGTACTGATAGAACTCACCCTGCAGGAGCCTTGTGGTGAATGTGCAGTCAGCTCCCCCGGTCAGCTTAAAGCGGATGTGGTTCTTTTGGAAAGTTACATTAGCAACAGCTGTACTTTCTGTTGAAAGCATACTCTGTATCTTTTCAAGCGCTGCACCGTCTACAGTGAAATTGAAATCGCAATCGGTGAAGATATGCTCTTTTCTGATAGCGCAGCGGAATCCGTCTATAGCGGCTATCTCCACATCGCCTGTATCATCTGATATACTGAAATGTGCTCCTTTGAGAATAGGCTTTGATTCGCTCAGAGCTCGTGCGTACAAAGTCTGTGAAAGCATTGACTGTAGTACGGACTGCTTGATCTCAAAGGTTTGCACAGCGCTGTGTACATTTTCTATTTCCGGATAGTCATCCGCGTTCATAGCAAGCAGATTAAAGCATATATCGTACTGCTCAATGGTGAGCTTGAGATGTTCATCACTGCTGATGTGTACAGTGCCTTTAGGCAGTTTCTTTATGATGCTGTAGAACAGCTTTGCATTTACGCATATGGTGTCAGTTTCTTCGACATTAACTTTACTGTATCCGTCCTTGTCGTCCCCCTCGATATAGCTTGTGATGCCTGTGATAAGATCATACCCGGTAAAGGATACTCTGTCGAATTCCGCCTCGATCTTAAGGCATTCCAGTACAGGCATCTGAGCCTTAGAGGGTACAGCCTTAACGGCCTTTCCTACAGCATCTTTAAGGTCTTTGGTTGAACAAGTGAAAGCAATCATAGTTTAGTCTCCTTTTTCCGAAGTCGGTTTCTTTGTACTTTGCATCTATTTTAATGCACTTTGGTGCTGTTTTTTGCACCAAAGTGCAAAAATTTACTTATTTTCGTTGTTTTCTTTGTTGCGTTTGAATATTTCATACTGTGATTTGTACTTTATTTGGAGCCTGTGGGGCACTGTTATCGTTATCGTTGTTGTTTCCGGTCTTAGTTCGTAATTTGGTACATAAAATATATTCTTGGGCGGTTCGAGTAAATGTTTTCTACGGATATCTTCTTCGTTGTTTTCATTAAGGTGTTTTTTGATTCGGTTCTCAAAATCTTTTATCACTTCACGGTATCTGTCGTACTGCTCTTGTTCCTGTTCCTGTTCTTCATTCGAAGTCATCATAGACTGTTATCTCTCCTTTCCTCGAAAGTTCCACAACATTCCACAGGTCGGAAGCTGTGATAACTGCAAGCTTTTTAGCTATCTGATACACTTCATCAGGGTTTTCAAGCTCCAGTCGCTCAAAAAATCGGCTGTGGTTGTTGTGCGTGTCTGCCTCAAGGATAAACTGTATCCTTGCTTCCTTTTTGCCGCCGAGTGTATCAATGACATAGGGTATAAACTCTTTGATCATACGGCAGTTGACATAATTGCCTGATGGGGTTTTAAGCCACATACTATCACCTCTCATATAGTTATAATGGATTCGGACTTAAGATATCTGTTGCGTATCATCTCACTCTCCCTTTCTACAGTCTGTTCGGGGTTCTCCCCGTGTTCAAAGCGTGCGCCCCTGGCGCTGAACTTTGCCTCAAGCATCAGATCAATGAGATCAGGAACATACCTGTATATATCGTTTGATATATTCTCAAAGCCCTTATATTCCATAGTCCCTGCATAGCTGCGCATCAGCTTTGCGCCATTATAGCATATACCTGCGCCGCTGCGGGCCTCGTCCCGGATGAACTCAAACGATACAGGCACCCAGTCTGTGCCGCTGCAGCCCATCATATAATCTGAGAGAAAGCAGTAGCTTTCGCATACACCTGCGAGGGGATCACCATAAGCGATGATACCCGCGTAGTCCTTGCAGCATCCGCATATCCCCTGTATTTTCGCCTGCGCCTGCGCTCTGAGCTCCTTATCCCGATAAACATTATCGCCCTTGATTTCAAGGAAGGTGTGATAATCAGACAGGTAGATGTCAGGCAGGTAGTACAGCCCATTATCTGTGTAAAAGCCGTACTGCTCATACTCATAGTGCATACCTATCAGATCAAGGAAATAAAGCCATCGAGCCTCAAGACGGGAGCGGCATCTATATCCTCTATAAATCGTTTCGATGGGCTGTATCATAAGTTATCCCCCAACAATCTGAAAAGTCAAAGTCGATGTTTGTTTTGCGGAACTGCGTATAAGCATTTGCATATACACGATTATTAAGGAGTCTCTGGCAGGCTGTATCCGAGAATTCGGGCTTTGCTCCTGCGCCATACATAGCAAGCCTCGTATTGCATTCTTCTATCGCCCTTTCGTATATACCGAGGAGCTCTCCTGCAATTCTCGGCTCCAGTATATCTATGTATCTGATACGGCAGAACGCTGCATAAGTATCACACGTTTCTTTTAATCTCAGCGGTATCGAGAGCTGTGTAAGTTCTTCTATCGGTATCGAGGCTTTTTTCTTTGCCTCGTTAATCAAATCGTAATACTGATGAGTATAACCATACAGCGGTGATTTCTTAAGATCCTCAAGGTTGTTGAGAACCCAAGCGCCACATCTGATAGGTTCGTCATAATCGGGGTTCGTAAAATTATTCTTATAGTAGAAAAATGCTCCATGATCTTCTGCTATATCAGGCTTAAAGCCGAAATCTACAGGAATCCATTCGGGTATTTTCTCACACTGCGGCGGCATACCCGGATCGTGGTATACAAAGCAGTAGTTAAAACAAGGATCACCCACAGCTATAAAGCCTGTTTTGTTTCCACTGCAAAGACTCTTGACTTTCTTCTGATATGCCCCATACATATCACCTTTGCAGTCTTCATACGATGATACACAGAACACAGCAGGCTCGTGATTCTTTGATACCCGTATTTTCAGCACATTATCAAAGGGCTTTATATCCTTATACTCTATGCCGATGAGCTCAAAGAAATACATCCATTTGTGCTTGAGATCGAGTGTTGTTTCATTGGAATTCATTATGTCGCTCCTTTCTTTGCGATTTTTGCTTCAAAATCATCATTCACTTTCTGCAGTTCCTTTGGAAGATCAGGGAGAGTAGTCCACCTTACTACATCAATGGGGCGTCCGTCCTCGTCATACCATTTTTTAAACTTATACAGATACTGGGCGATGACTACCCAGTGATATTTTGAGTTAAAGCCTCTCCTTACAACTAATACCCTGTCGGCATTTTCCGGAAGGCGCTCGCTCGGTTTTATCCAGTTAAACATATTATCTCCTTTCACCCATTCACAACCACCCTTGCATCACACAGTTTAACAAAATCACTAATGTGAAACCATTTGCAATACCCATCAGTCAAACGAACACAAAAATATGTTGTAGTTTCGTCATCTCTGTTCATTGTTTTCAGATAAAGGTCACCATAATACGCAAATACTTGTCCGGAAGTTATTTGCGATACGCTGACATTTTCCATCTTTAGATTACCCTCTATCTTCATTTTGCATCGTCCTCGCTTTCAACTGGTTTACCACAATAAGGGCAATATTCATAGTCAAATTGGTCTGGTCGCATATAGTACGTCCCGCTAACCGTGCGACCACACGCAGTGCAACTGAATTGACACGCATACCCTCTTGTATCTGTAGCTATCGGCTTAAATGTAGTCGTTTCATGCGAAGTCCACTGTGGAACACAGTATGTATTTACCTTTGTTTGAAGATTTACAAGACCTGCGTTATAACCACGGTTCCACATCCATGTACTATAATTATGTTTGTATGCAGTATAATAAAAATTATCAACATTCAAATCAAAATGCTCAGGGTCTGTGTCTTTGGTCAGCTCATTGACCCAGAAATCTACACTTGTCGGGTCGTTCATTCAACATCATCCTCACTTTGTGCTCCTGTAAGGTAGTTGAGATACCATATAGCTTTATAAATATCCTTTGTGAAGTCATTCTTTTTCCCGGCTCTCCACAGATATTTTAGAGCATTACCAAGGCAAAAGCCTGTCATCTGTTCATCGGTGAGTATATCTCTCATAACATCGATACACTCATATTTTCCCGACTTGTAATGTGTAGGGTGGTTTACATTATCTTTCATTCTGCATCGGTCTCCTTTGCTCTTAGTTCTTTCTGCATCATACAACGTTTGAAAGAACCCACTGTCAGCAAGTAATTGTGTAAAAATAACTTTCCATTCGTCCATAGCATATCCTTTAATCAAAAGTCAAGAGGAAAATGCGGGAGTTTTTCTTCTCTGTCACAATCTTCATAGCCTAATTCAAGATTAACTACCCCTGCGCCATACCCCTTATCTGCCACTACTCCTATACGTTCATAATTATCGGTTATAATAATCTCTTTGTCGAGCAATCCATTAAATTCAGCCCATTTATACAATTCTCTAATCGTCATTGTTGTTCTCCTTCGGTAGTTCAGGTAAGGGCATCCAGTGGGTGACCATCATTGAAAAAAACCACCTACCATTGCAGATATGGTCTATTCTCAAATTCATATAACTCCCTTGCTTTGCGTATACAAGCACCCGTGTATTCGGTTCGGGCAACCTGTCCTTAACACTTATCCACTGAAAATGATTGTAGTGCTCTTTTAACTTGTTGTAAAAATCTTTATCTACAAGCATAGTATCATCATACATATTTTATCACTCCTTCGGTAGCTCTGGAAGTGGCATCCAGTGTGTAACACGATTATATTCCACCCCTTCAAACCCCCATCCCTTTATCACCCATACAGCAATTACTATGTCATCAGGTAGTCTATGATAATTCGCTGTATTTTCAACGTGTACTAAATATCTACCTGCTTTATAGGGCAGTCTGTCTTTTACACTTATCCACTGTGGAACACAGGATGGCGCATTTTGTATGACATCAACATCGCACTCACCTCTATGAACACAATGTCCATCATAATAGCCTCTGCACTTTTCGCAAAACGCCTTAACTGTTTCTTCTCTGCTGATATAATCATCCATACATTATTCCTCACTCTCAGGTGGTTCGGGGAGCGGCATCCAGTGGGTGATAGTTTTAACACCATATGTAAGAACCTTTTCGGACGGTTCAGGCAGTCTGTCTTTCACTGAAATCCAATCATGATGATAATGCTCCATCATTTGCCTCACTCTGAATACAGAAATAAGGTCTGCGCCATTTGTATAAATTTCTTCTTTATCCTTAAACGAATAATCTCGTAAAAAGTCTTCCCAACTCGCAGGAAAAAACATCATATCACTCATGTTGCACCTCAATACTTTCAGACTTTGGTGGTTCGGGTAAAGGTCTCCAGTGTGTAACACGATTATCCTCCCATCCGTCATAAAGCCAATCATCACAGCACCACAGGGCTATGATAACATTATCGAGTAAACGATTAAAGTTTGTCACGTTTTCTACGTGTACCAAATATCTATCATACGTACCTTTTTCAGGCAGCCTGTCCTTAACGCTTATCCATCCACTCATACAGTATTCCTTACTTTCAGGCTGTTCGGGGAATTCAACAGCAACAGTTCTCAACAGGTTTTCAAAAACAGGAACATTGAAAAATGCAGTAGTTCCGTAGCTACTATATAAACTCTTGCATATCTTTATAACATCACTAATCTTTATATACTCACTCATTAGCTTCATACTCCTATATCATCAAACACTATCGGAATCCGTCTCTGCAACTCTGCGAGCAGCGGTCTTGTGACCTCTCGCATCTGAGGATGAGCTGCCTTATCCACTCTCAGTTTAAAAAAATTACGCCACTCTCTGTAGTTACCCGTTACAACTATCTCAGTCTTAGTTGAGTTAGGCAAAACATTCCTTGCCTCTTGTGCGGATGCTCCCATTTTCAGCAGTCTGAAGTAAGATTTTTCAGCTTCCTGGCAAGCCTCCGCCCATTCTTCATAACGGTCAATTAAAGCTGCATCCTTGAAATGTTCTTCAGTTGCCTGATAGAAGATAGGCTCAATAACTGTTATCTCATTGCCGAACTTATCCTTATTGTATGAGCAAAAACGTGAGCTCTCTTGTGCAAATGAGAACAACCTATGTCTCACAAGCTCGTGAGAAATACCTCTGTCAACCACAAATCTCACAGACAGTTGAGAATGTTCAAGCATCGCCTCGTGACCGCTGTCTATGAGTTGCTTGACAAGTCTCTTTGCACTCTCCCCGTCCTGGGTGATCTTGTCCTCTGACTTATAGCAAGTCCGGGCGGCCTGCTCTATGAACTGTAGTTCTTTGATACCACCGTCTGAGATATTAGACAGTATGGTATAGTATGGTTTAATTATTTTCATTGCTGTTCTCCAATATCTTATCAAAATAAATCTTTTCAGTTATTCTAAAACACGCCCCTACACGATCTTCTATCCCGTAGCTTCCATCACTGAACTGAAATACAGTTAATGGGTAATAATGAAGTATACGTTTGTTTGCATCTATTTTCTTACCCACATAGTCCTTTGCATTTTCCGGTGTCAAAAACATTACGCCCTACCTCTCTTGTGTGCTCAATCTTTATCATCTGTATTTATCCCCAGTAGTATTTTAAACTTTTTTACACAAGCGGGGCACAGATCATACTTCGTAACGTGTAATATATCACCATCCTGGTCCCGCTGTCCTACCCACACATAATCCTCTGTATTTGCCTTGTAGGCTATAGGTGTAAGGCACCTATCACATATACGCTGCAACACTATTTATCACCACCTTTCTCATTTTCTTCGCCCAATAAGTCTATTTTGCCACTCATCAGATCGGGTAGCAGAGCATCTCTTAATTCTGTTAGGTATGTATTTTCTAATGTGTTGAGCAGATCAATGTCTTGTTTCCATGAATTAAGGAAAAAAGCAAATAGATGAGACAGTATGTCTTTGTCATTGCTTGAAAAGATAATCTTGTTTTTGTCTTTAGAAAAAGTAATATAATCATCTGTGAGCATATCCAGCTTGACCATTTCAGACAGGTTCTTTCTACACTCCTGTGAATTAGCGCTTGCTTTTTTAAATAGTTCTACATCAAGCCCGAGGGTCTTTGCAAGGGACTCGTTTATTGTGAGCTTGCAGATATTTCTCAGTCTTATAATATCGTTAATATTCTTGACTATGTCTGCATAAGGTCTGTGTTTGTTTTCTGTTTCAAGTAGGAGCTCTATATAATGCGAAGGAGCCCATCTATACTTATTAGCAGCTATTTCCTCATTCGATACTACTTTAGAGTATTCTGCGATGTTAGAGCAAGGTTTATTACATACATTGTCGATTAGTTCATCTGATAAGGTGTTTACAGTCTTTGTGTATGTTCTGTTGGTGTGTGATGCACCCCCGAATTGCCCACGCTGTTCTCTTTTCGACTCTGTGCCTTTCAGACGAAGGTCATACAAGGATATTTCTTTGTTACCCCGACTGAATAATATAACATTAGTACCTATGCCTGTACTTTCAAACATATTGTTTGGATTTTCTATAATTTTCTCTACATAGCCTGCATTTGTGAGGCACTCGCGGCACTCTTGCTCAGGCTGAGAGTTTAATACACCGTTTGGCAGAATAAAAGCGCATTTACCACTCTTTCTCAGTTTGTGTATAGCCGTAAACACAAAAGCAAAATTTGCGTTGCTCTTTGGTGGTATGCACATATCTATAAAGCGATCATCTGCGAGCATAGGCAGAGGCGAGTCCCACTTGATATTATAAGGCGGATTGCAGACTATCTCATCTGCCTCAAAGTCAGGGACTGTTTCCTGCTCTTCAATCATAGCGAATTTATCTCTGCTTATAAGATGATAAACTTTTATGAGCTTTTGAGAAAGCACATCTCTATTGATGACATAGCCGTTCATATTACGAACGATCATATTAAAAAGCAAAAAGGGTAATACGTTTGTGTCAAGCTCCTCACAGATAAATGTCTTTTGGCTGTTCTGCGCCCATTTCTGAATAGTCAATGCTCCTGATCCTGCACAAATATCATATACAGTGTCGCCTTCTGTTTTTGTGAGTTCTGCACATAACTTGCAGAGCGAAAGAGGTGTGTAGTCCTGTTTCTTCTCAACTCTGTCAGCTTCGTAATACTGGAATATCTTCTGCATCCAGTCTATCTTAAGATCACCGACAAACTCACAAAAGGCGGACATTTTGTCTGTATCATCTGTAAAAACGCAAGACTCGACAGACCCTTTTAATTCATCAGGTGAAGATATGCCGAACAATTCGATTAAATGGTCTATCAGTGTTTTCAGTTCTATGTCGTTCATCTTTTCTTCCATACATATACACTCCTTACTCTACCATTACCGTGCTGTGCGCTTGATAACATAGCCCTGCCTTAGCCGCACTATACTTTACCATCACATAACTGAACTATGCCTTGACATTACCCGACATAACAAAGCTATCTATGCCTCTGCCAAACAGGATGTAGCTAAACTTACCTATACCAAAACTGAACGTAGCCGTGCTTTACCATTGCAAGGCCTGACAAAACAGTAACATACACCTCATAGCTTTACCCCTGCGAAGCACTGTAATGCCTAACTAAGCCTTAACAACACACCACCATACATTACCGACACTATGCGGGGCTAAGACATGCTATACCTTAACAAAACATTACTGCGCTAAACTATACCCAAACACTACTGTACATTGTCATGCCTAACAGTGCCTAAACAATGCCGTACCATACCCTGACTAAACGATGCTGCACCAAACTATACCCTTACTGCACTAAGTTTAACTAAACTATGCCCAAACACTATTATACATTATGATACCAAACTATGCCCATACTTTACACCACTTTATAGTACCATACCTAAACACCACGCTGCGGTGCTGTGCCACACCCACACTATGCGATACCGCGCTTTTACTTTACGACTTCAAACTCGAAACGGCCTTTGCCTGCGTTTCTCCACTGGCCTGTCCCGTGAAGCCTTCCATACTCCATCCACTCGTCCACGAGGTCGAGATCGCTCTTGATAAGACACTGGACTGTGAAAGTCACACTGCTGCCCTCAGGCACACTCTCTGACCGTGAGAGGGCTATTCTGTCGCCCTGTGGTGTGCTCGCTCTGAGTGAGCGTTCACAGATGCCTATATCACCATTAACATTTATCACGTTCTGCCTGTCCTTGACGAATATGCAGCCGTCTATCTTCTGCTTGTAGGCCTTCTCCTTGCTTGACTTCGTGTCTGATACCTTTTTCAGGAACTTGCAAGCCTTTTTGAAAAAGCCTCTGATCTGATAGTCATATATGAAAGGCTCACCGTGAGCCGTCCTCGGAAAGACTGTTGTGCCCTTTTCAAGTGCTGTCTCCGCATCCATCGGGATGGCCTCGGTCTCCTCGTCAAGGGTCTCAGCTCTCTTTGCCACAAAGTCAGCAAATATCTCCTTGTTTCCGGGCATTGTACCAAGCAGTTCGTCTGTAAAAGTCAGTCTATAAGTTCTCTCAAACAGTTCCATAAGCCTACTCCTTTATTTTTTATTGCACTCTAACCATCTGTCTATCAGCTTTGCGGCTGCAGTCCAGGTGATGTAGTAGTCGATGCGCTTACCGAGTTTGAACATCCCGTTGATGTTAATGCCCTGCGGCATTCCCGTGATGTTGAGAAGATCATAGCCCAGATGTGTTGTCTTGTACTGTTTCTTCATCAGGGCCGCGAGGTCTCCGTATGCGATCTGCCCTGCCTTTTTCATCACTTCGGAATCGGGTTCAAAGAACCGTATCAAGGCTTTGACCACATCGGCCGTGTTGGTCTTACCGTCCCATTTCTTCTGAGGGTTCCATTTCATTGTTTATCACCACTCCTTTCACCAAACGCGCAATAAAAGCCTTTCGATAAATATAGTTCAGTACTGCATTCAAATTCGTCTTCCCATTTAGTACAATACTTACATTCTCCACTTACGGTCAGCTGGGAGTATACGCATTCAGTACAACGCACAACATCTCGCCCCGTATATGTAGTGGGGTCCATTTTGCTTTTAGGCTCTGGCCCGGCATATATCCAACTCTTAAACTCCCCCACGCATTTTTTACACAGATCGACTTCATTACCGCCCGAGTATGACATATGAAAACGATAGCCATCTGTCAGAATATCACTGCCGCACTTATCGCATTTATAAAATAGCATCTCTCATCCCTCCCCACTCCTATCAGGCACATAGATGTTTTCAAGATTGCTTATAACATCATCCTCATTATCCCAGAAGTGCATAGCCATAAGATGTGCTCTTGTCAGAGCGATCAGCTCGCTGTACTTTCCACTTCTCCAAGCCGCGTCCTCAGCTTGCTCCAAAGTACAGAGCAGTTTCCGAAGGCTGCTCACAATGTGTTCATCCATCAGTATCACCGTCCTTTTCCTTTGGCCTGTAGGGGCAATCCTTACAAGTCTCCGCATTGTAAGGATAACCCTCAGCCGCGCATATATCGCACAGGTCGATTTTATTCATACTCTTCGCCATCATCGTCCTTGTCATCATCGTAGATGTTGTCGTAAGCATCCTCCGCATCTTCGTAGGTTTCCTTAAAGGCATAAGCCTCATCTACACCGCAAAATAAATCAGTTGGTTTATTCATACTTACCTCACGCGTGATGCACCGTGTACCAGTGATACCCGCCATACTCAACATGGTGGTAGCCTACACAGTAATATGTCATCTGACTTACAAGCCAATAAACATCGTCATAGGCTTCTTCCCATTCCTCACCGGTTCCATCATCGTTCTCGTGCTCGGTGAAGGTGAAAGGCTCTTTACAACAGAAGCCTATGTCCCAGTCATCAAAGTTGAAACCCGTGTCCCACAAGCTGTCATAGAATGGGTCTTCCCAATACTTCTCTGGGCACTCACGCCCCAGTATCTGATAAACTTCCTCTACAGTGCTGAAAATTTTTACCTCTCTCACTCATTATCACCTTCTTCCTCTTCTTCAACGATATCAATTTCATCTTCATCGTCTTCATCAAAGTAGATTTCATACTCATCCTTATGCTTTCCCCAGTCCGTGCGCCCGTCCGCCTTACGATCGTTAAGCTGATCATAAATACATCTAAGTGCTGCATTAGCCATCGATTCTATAAACAGCCTCGGTGAACATTCCCTATTGATCTTAGCCTCATTGAGATAATGCGCTGCTATGATCTTTACTGTCGTATCGAGGACTTTACCGCTTGCCATAAGATTCATAGTATCATCACGCTTGATAGCAAACATATACCCAAAGTTTTCATCACTGGTGAACAGTACACGCCTGTATCTGAGCCATTCATATACGCCGCTTATTTCTATTGCCCTGTCCATCAGAGGGCGTTTTTCTTCCTGATTTCTATTACTCATTCTATCCATATCCTTTCCGGTAAATTGAGAAGCATATAGTCTATACGCTTCCAGTCTTCATTTTCATAGGCTTTTTCTATTTCTTTTATTGCTTCCAGTAGTCCGCTGTTCTGGTCTTTCAGCACATCGAGGGTCGCCTTCAAGTACAAATATTTGTACTCGACATTCTGAAAAGCCAGTATACATCCGAGGGTATGTCCTATTTCTATAAGCATTTCCTGTTTGGTTCTGCGCATTACTCTGCGCCCTGCATCCTCGTGTGCAAGATTCTGCTCATAGCTGCACAGGCTGAAATAGTCTTCCTCCCAGTCATCGTACCCGACAGCCTCGAAGCGGTTCCCGATCAGAGCGACAGAACAGTCATCGAAATCCTCTGCGTCAAAATTGTAGAACTCCTCTATAAGTCTTTCGCAGTCTGCGCACAGTTCTGCAAAGGCGAAGCGGAAGTCCCACACTTCTTCCTCACTGTCGTCAAGGGCTGTGAGGAGAGTTTCATCATCATAGATGTACATCGACACATCTGTGCATTCATCGTTGATCTCCTGCAGCTTGTTCATTATTGTCTCATATCCGAGCTCCGCAAGAGCAGGACGCTTGTATCTGAGGTTCCTCGCCCGTTCAGCTTTTGATACTGTATTAGTCATAGTTTATAAAACTCATCCTCATTATCGTTCTTCATACGCCGTTCAAGGCGTGTCAGCTTTCGGTCTATCTCGCCATTCACCCAGGCTTGCTCTATATTAAAGATACGCTGCAGCTGATAGAGCATTATATACACATCCGCTATCTCCTCTGCTATGTCGGGAATGAACTGCGGCTGATACTTACCGCGCCTTGCTTTGTTAAGGGCTACGGTAAGTTCCGCCGATTCTTCGTGGTACTGGTCGATCTGATTCTCCCACCCGTACTTTTCTATCGCTTGCTGCATTATCGCTTTTTCGTGTTCTGTAAATGCCATTTCGTTTATCCTCAGCACATCAGATTAAGATACATTGTAGTCTCCATAAGCCATATCTGTATTGTATCAGGTATTGTTTCAACTTTTTCTCTGTGTGCTACAAAAGATTTCTGTTCTTTCGGTTTCTTCGTGATTTTCGTTTTATTTGCTTTGAGTTTAGTTATTGCATTATCGCATATCTGTGTCTTTACTGCTGTATAGTTCTTTGGTTGTGTGTTCTCTATCCTTGTTTTCAGTTCTTTGATAAGCCTCTTTGTGCTTATCACATCCGTCTTATCTGTATCCCTGTAGTGTTCAAGTGCTGTTATATAGCTTTTGATCAGTTCGGGCTTTACATTAGTGAGTCTCTGATTCAGCCAGTCCGTAAGGATCGTGACGCTGCGTGCATCGTGTACTCTGCCCCGGATAACCTCTATCACTGTGTCGGGAGTGGTTTCCATAAGCCCTGACTGCCATAGGACATCCCATATCCAATTATGCTTTATACAGTACTCGCATTCATCTATCGCCGTCCGGTCGTTGCTTATAAGAGCATCCTCGTAGCTTTCGGACAGCTTGTATAGCATCGCCTCTGCGAGTTTTATAGCATTGGGCTCCTGCGGCGGCGTGTGGTCAACGCCCTTCTCGAACTGCGGGCAGGACTTGATCTGATAATAGGTTTTAGCCTCTTTGCGGTATCTCTTTGTTTTGTCAATGCGTGCTATGGTGTATTCTGCTCCTCTCGGCAGGTTCTCAGGTCTTAGTGTCTCAACCCATCCACACCGTCTGCCGTCACAAGCGTGGACGCAGCTGAGACACACTGATATTTTAGCCTGCGGCGCTTTTTCCTTCGGCTCCTGTTGTTCCATTTACATCAGTCCTCTCGTGAGCTTGTTCGAGCTGCATTAGTTTCGGGATATCAGGCTCGAAGATGGACTGCACATCACCCCAAGACAGAGACAGTGCTTTTTTGAGCGAAAGTATCTCCAATGATTTGAACCGTGTCTGCCCGCTTAGTCTTGTATCAACAGTGTTTTTTGCTAAACCTGTCATAGCGATGACATATCGTGTCACTTCGGTTCTGTACTTCTCCCTGTCGGTATCTGTGATATACATCAGTGCCTCAGGGCGATGGTCAAACCCCTTAAGATGATTGATGATAATATCTATGAGTTTATCTACTGCCATTCTTCTCACCTCTCTTTTACTGCGAAATCAGTATCAAGCCTGTCAAAGTCTATGCCGTACTGCTCTGACATAAACGCCAGTGCGTCATAGTTGCTGATAGTTTTATTATACAAATTTTTCCGATAATCCAGATTTACCATATCCTCATAAAATCCAAGTATCTCATCTTTCGTCCTGCCTCGTTCGTGCATATTGTAGAGCACTTCTGCTATAGTAGTCTTACGGACTGTGGAAGCGGTCTCCTTTACTGCCTTATCGAGGGTAGGTCTGAACTCCTGCTCGATGTTCTCTTTGATGAGATCTTTTATCAATTTCTTTGTTGCATCTTTGCTTTGTTTATTCCGCTTTGTAAGTGCATTCATTTAGCATCAATCTTTCATATAATAATCGTTTGTAAAGCCCGCCGCGTTGAGTATCAGGCCTTCACCCCATTCAGGCAGCACACACATAGCTTTTATCATATCATCCAGGGTGACCTTAGCAGGATCCGCCTCAATTATGATCTCATCGTGAACGTGGGCTATGATCTTACAGTCGGGGTTTTTAGAGATGCGCAGCAGTGCTTCTGCGAGTAAATCTCTTGCTACAGCCTGTATGATATTTTCCACAAGCCTCGGTCCGTATGTGTCTATGGTGTCCCACTGATGTGTTGTGCTGTTCACGCCGCTGTAGGTCATACACTTTCCGCCGAACTGGTTCTCACCTATCGCCGCATCCGGATAGACGAGCAATCGCCCGGAAGGAAGATGTATCAGCAGTCTTCCGCGCTGATATGCTATCTTAAGCTTACCGTTGATGATCTTCATACGGGCATTACCCTCGATGAGGTCTATAGCTGCATTACCAATGGCCCACCACAATTTGACGATATTTGGATTAGCTGACCGCCAACTGCTCACAATGCCTTCGAGTTCTGATTCTGCAAGTCCGAGCTCCAGAGCGCCGAAGGCTTTGAGCGCCCCAACAGAACCGCCGTAGCCAAGCGCGAGCTCTGCGATCTTACCCTTCTGCCTCAGATGCCCGTTAATGCCGTTCTTTTCCACAGGCACTTTAAACATGGTAGAAGCAGAAGCGCAGTAAATGTCCCCGCCGTTCTTAAAAACTTCTGTTCTCCACTTCTCCCCTGCCACCCAGGCTATCACTCGTGCCTCTATGGCAGAGAAGTCGGCGACTATCAAGGTCTTGCCTTCCGGGGCTACTATCGCCGTGCGTATAAGCTCGGAAAGCACCTGCGGTAAGTTATCATACAGGAGTTCCAAAGTCTCTCTGTCGCCTTCCCTGACAAGCTGACGGGCAGAATCCAGTTCGGGTAAATGGTTCTGGGGCAGGTTTTGAAGCTGTATTTTGCGCCCCGCCCATCGTCCTGTATGCGAACCATAGAACTGAAAACAGCCTCTCGCTCTGTGATCGGGAGCGTTTGTGGTCAGCTCCTGCATAGTCGTGTACTTCGTGATACTGGACTTAGCAGTGAGCTGTCGGAGCTTAAGAACTTCCAGTATCTCAGGATCCTTACAGGTTTTGGTGAGATTTGCTATAGCCTTTTTGTCAAGGCTTGGAAGACTGTACCCTTTAGCAGCAAACCACGCTTTAAGCTGTGTGACACTTTTAGGGTTATCGATGTATGTCAGTTCTTTGAATCGTCTGAGGTGTTCTGCGTCTATTTCTTCATTGATGTGTACTATGTTGTCTACCAGTACCCTATCTATCAGAGCACCGTTGTCGTTTATCCTCTGATCGGCTGCGTACTCGTCCCACAGCTTTTCGTATTTGATGCTCGGAAGTGCTCCGTCTATGTCCATTTCAGCTTCAACGTCCCTGATGTTGTATTCCTTAAAGGTCTCCCATTCGATGGGGTTTTCTTCAGGATAGCACTCCGGGCGTCCACCCTCTGAGGGTACGCAGAACTTCTTTATCAGCTTTTTGCCTGTGTCTGCAAACTTCTTTCGGTCAATTTTCAAGGCTATGCCTGCATTTTCGAGTTTTAGGGGCATACCATAGTAAGCGCATTTTACCATCGTACAGCGCCACTGTGCGGGATCAAGGTAAGTGCCTACAGGCATACCGAGGAAACGAGACAGGCACACGCGCTCAAAGGTCGCATTGTGGGCGTGCTTAAGTACGGTAGGATCTGTAAGTGCTGCGCGTATCTCCCCGGGGAGTTCTTCACCCCTTGCAAGATCCACGACCTGCACCATCTCATTGTCTATGCTGTATCCAAACAGCAGGACTTGAAAGTTCTCATCCGCTGCATATTCATACACGCCATTGTCTATAGATGTTCCGCTGTAGGTCTCAATATCGATGTATAGATTGTCCATTTCATCACTTCACTTTTAGGCTCACGCTCAGAGCGTGAGCCTTTTGGTTTATCAACTGAGCCAGTCTTCATCCTCAGAGCCGCTTCCGCCGTTAGAGGGAGCGGTGGTGATCTCATTGCCGAATCCGCTGAGGTCGAGATCCGCGCTGTCGTTGAAGTCATCCTCTGCTCTTGTTCTGCCGCCGAGAGGTGTACCATCTGCGAGCTTCTGGATATTGTTGAGACCTACGCCTATGCCCTTATTGCCGTTGCTGTTGAAGGCATAGAAGTTGATAGAGGCGCGGCCGATGCAGCCGCTGTAAAATTCCCTGGGGTCAAGTATAGCCTGTCTGTTCTTGTCAACGATCTCGGGCTGTGTCTTGGTCTTGCAGTTGATGAAGTACCTGCCTGCATAGATAGGATCATCGGCTCTATCTACATCGCCATCCCTGAGCGGTACCTTGATACGATTCAAGGCAGCGTTGCCGAGCTTGTTCTTGCCCTTCTCGTATGCGTTCTTGATGCACTCCTTGACCATTCCTACGGTCTTAGTGTCGGACTTGTTGATGATAAGCTGCACACTGTATGCAGGCTCAGAGCCATTATAGCTCTCGGGCTCGAAGCAGTGTACATAGCTGAGGAGACAAGCCCCTGTTACCATTTTGGTGTTTAACTCTTCACTCATAGTTGTTTTTCCTTTCTTACTTTTTACCTTGTGTGGGATTTTATATATCATCCGCAAAGTCTTCTGCGGCGGATGTCTTAAGGTCGGACGGTCCTATCTCAGTGCGCTTGTCAGAACGAGGCACGAGAGTAGGTTTGCCTTCGGGCTTCATTACGAACTGTCCACAGCTCTCAGCAAATGCCTTTTTACCCATCAGCTTTTCAAGATCGGTCAGGGTCTTAAGTTCCTGTGGCTTGTAAGGATCCTTACCCTGTTCAAGGAATATTTTGGCGACTTCCTCAGGCTTAACGATCTTACGCACTGCCCTGCCTCTGACAAGCTTATAGAACTGCCATTGATAGCCTTCAAGGGCTTTCTTTTCCATGTAGGCCTGTAAGCCCTCAAGCCAGTCTTTCAGCTGCGAGGCAGTCTTCACAACTTCCTCTACCTCAAAGTCAGAGAGATCAGGCGGCTCCCGGAACTCATATTTTGCAAGTTCGAGATTTGCTTCTGCTCTCGCTCTGCATAAGGTCTTTGCCTTGCAGAACCGGCAGTGATCACCTGCCTTGTAAGTGCCTTTACCCTCTGTGATGGCTTGCACTGCAGGTTTTAACTTTGTCTCTGCCCATTCAAGAAGATGAGGAAGCGGGCATTCCCAGGAACTGATATTGTGTATACGAGGCTGAAAAATGGTGAGTACTATTGTATCAATGTCGTATATGTCACTGAAAATCTCCATAGCGCCCAGAGCATAGCACATCAGCTGCTCATTCTCAGTCGCATCGACTTCAACGCCCTTACCGTACTTGAAGTCGATTATATGAAGTTTACCCTCTGAAATGATTATACAGTCGCCTGTGCCGAAGCTCTCAGGCATATATTTCGTCAGATCGAGCCTCTTCTCAATGCAGATATAAGGCTCTTTGGCTGCACGGTAGGTCTCAATGACGAAGTCCCTGTATACGTTGCAGCATTCTTCCATTTCCGCATCATAGTACGGAGATTTAGTCGGGTCACTATCTGTAAATTCTCGAATAAAGAGTCCATCAGCCTTGAAGGCTTCAAGCACTTTATACTCACAAAGGCTATGTGCTGCTGTGCCTTCTTCTGCAAAGGTCGAAGTGCTGTCAGGCAATTCAGCATTTAAGGCCGCTGACTGTGTACAGTTCATCCACCTATGCGCGGCGGATGGCTGAAATATCTTAGCGTGCTGTTCTGGCATAGGCTTACTCCTTCTTATGATCAAAATTTGCTTTCAAGACTTTCTGCGCATCAGCATAAGCCGCTGCAATATCAGCCTCTCTGTCCTTCAGATCGGAGAGCTTAACAGCCTTGTACTTCTCCAGTATCTGTTTAGCCTCTGCCTTGAGGTTGTTTGCGCTCATATCTGCGAGCGCTTTGCGCAGCTGCTCAAAGGTAATTTTTTCTACCTTCTTGCTGATCTCCTCAACTACCGGCTGCTGCTCGGGTGTCGGGTCCGGGCATCCCTGCTCGAATTCGACATTCCATATCTTTGCTTCCTGCTCTGCTATCCTTACAAGCTCTGCGCCGCAGGCCGCGAGGGCTTTGCCTATCTCCATTAAAGCGGAGACATTCAGAGAATTAACCTTGTTTTCCTTGCTATCCATTATTCCTTGCTTCCTTTCTCTTTCGCTGTTTCGATGGACTTGATATTTCCCTCAAAGCCTGATATATAGGAGATGTCCCCCATTCTGCGGGCTTTGGGATTGAGCTCTTTGGTATCAACCACAAACTCAACTACATTCTTCTTGCCATTCCCGGTGTCGTAGTATTGGTTCTTGCTGTCTGTGTGCCGATTGGCCTTGAAGTCGCCAACGACAGCAGTAAAACTTTCCCCTGTATCGAGCGTGATCTTGAACCTCTCACCAATATGGTCGGCGTAGTAAGTACCGAGGGCGATCACATAATCGTCCTGGTACCGTCTCAACCCCTCGTCATCAGTCCAACATTTCTGCTGTAACTGGTACTGCGCCGACCTGGTGTTAGTTATCGCCCGATAGGACATATAGCTCTTGAAAGCCGTATCGCCTGAAGGTATTTCAAATTCGGGCTCTTCTCTCACGACCTTCTCGGTCTTCTTGACTTCTACTTTCTGCGCCGCCTGTATATTCTCTGTGTGGGCGGCTTTATAGCTCCTTGCGGCTATGATGGCTGTTGAAAAGCCAAAAACCGCTATGCAGAATACCACTATCGTTATTTCCGATATGTGATACAGGATCTTATCTCTCCTTGTTTTCCCCGTTAGCACTTTCTCACCACCTTTCTGTTAATGTCTTATCAGATAATTGCTCAGGTCGAGCATCAGTGCCTTAAGGCTATCAGCTGTGACACAGATGCTCCTTGAGCAGTTATTTGTGTATTTCACATGGATGAACTCCTCATTATATTCATCCACATAGTATTCTATTCTCCAGATTTCCGGAAAATAGTCGTATATAGTCTCTGCGAGGCCTGCTATAAAAGCTTCCTTTTTCTTCTGTTCCTCTGTCATACGATCACTTCCTCATCCTCGTAGTCGTTGAGCCAAGCGTACAACCATTCCCACCAGTCCCAATCGTCATACATCATCGTCTTCCTCATCATACGCATCATCGAACTCCTCGTCACTGTCCCAGTCAAGCCATTCGCACAGCCTTTCAAGATTTGCACTCATACTGTCATATCTCCTCTCTGCTGATGGAACTCGATGAGAAGCTTTGTGATCATCGCAACATCATCCTTGGTAAGGTCTGCCATATTGATTCGCCTCTCGGCGAAGAAGGCTCTGAGGTCGAGATCGTGATTGATCCTCTCGATGATCTCAGGAACTGTGTTGCGCTCGTGGTCGCAGTACATCTGCAGGCCATTGAGCGGCTGCTTAAGCACCCCGCGCTCATCGAGGTACTTATAGTTGATGGCTCTGATGACACCATCTTTTGATTCTCTTACGATAACGAAGTCCTCACCACGATAGTGGTATTTGCGGACTAAAGTTGTGATCATGTTTGCCATAAGTCGCACCCCCTCAATGCTGATAAGCATATCTGTATTTGAAGCTGATCTCCATCATCAGTTCATCAAATTCATCATTAGTCAGATGATCGGAATTATCTCTGACGGCTCTTTCAGCCTCTCGGCATTGATCGCGGGTGGTATCCCCTTCGTAAATGTCTATATCATAGACCATCTTCTTTAATTTCTCAAACATAAGCGTTCTCCTTTACCTTGTAACCTTGTTTCCGTGGAACCCTCATCGGGATAATTATAGTATACTACATCCGGGCGGCGATGTCAAGCGAAATTGAAAAATTTTATCAATTTTTATTAAAAATAGCAAATTAGACAAAAATAAACTACCTATATTGTGATAAAAGTCTATTGCGAAAATCCCCCGCAAATGATATACTATAATTACTACCCCTATGTCTCGTGAAATCTTACGAAAGGAAGTATATAAAATGAAGGTGGATAATGGCATTATAAAGTATGATATAAGCGTTGCACGCTCTTTCAATTCCAAGTCGTGGAAACTTAAAACTGTGTCGTGGGATGAGCTCCTCAAGCAGTTCCAGAACGTAAAGCGTACCGATGAGGAACTTGCAGACTATTTCCGTCTGCCCAGTGATGAAAAGACGAAGATCAAGAACAGCGCCGGAGCCTTTGTAGGTGGTCGGCTCGATGGGACTGTCCGCAGCAACACCACGCTGCAGTCGAGAGACCTGCTAACACTGGACATCGACACAGCAACACCCGAACAGGCTGACGAGTTCAAGCAGATAGCCTCTGCCTATAAGGGCTGCACTTATACAACTCACTCACACACACCGAGGAGCCCCCGCTTTCGCTTTGTCGCTCCATTCCTGCGCTCCGTAAGCCCCTCAGAATATGTTGCGATTTGCGAGTATCTGATAGAGGCGGTGTTCGAGGCTGACTACATCGACCTATGCTCAACACGACCTGCGCAGCTGATGTTCTTCCCGACTGCCGCAAAGGATGGTGTGTACAAGTGTGAGGTGTTCGATGGTGAGTTCCTCGATCCGGATGATATTCTCGAAAAGGCACACAGCAGACAGCTTTCCCTTGATAAGCCTCAATGGGAGCGGAAAGCTGAAAACCTTATAGCGCATCAGGCAAACCCCCTTGAAAAGGAAGGTGTGATAGGTGAGTTCTGCCGTGCGTTCTCCATCGTGGATGTGCTCACGGATCCGGAGCTTCTTGGCGGCCTGTACGAGGCGACCACCAATCCGAAGCGCTATCTGCTCAAAGGCTCTCACTCTGTTCCCGGTGTGCTCATTTATCCTTATAAAGGCGAGAACGGTGAGATCATAGAGGATGTGTTTATGTATTCGCATCACGCCAAGGATCCTACCTGCAACACTCTCTGCAATGCCTTTGATGCTTTCCGTCTCCACAAGTTCGGAGACCTGGAATCAGAGGAGAGCTTGAAAAAGGCTATAAAAAGCATTTCAGAGATGCCGAAGATGCAGGAAGCCTTAAAGTCGATGCGCAAACAGCGGATGCTTGATGAGTTTGCGGATGACCCCGATCTGGGTGAGTACGAGGTGACAGCTGCGCAGGAGCCGAAGGAGCGAGAGGATAAAAAGGAAATTCATCTCGATAAGATATTTGAGATAAACGAAAAGCTCGTGAAGAAAGGTCCTAATGATTCACGGCCGGCAAGCGTAAAATCGAATTTTGACAGGATACTGCTTGAAGATCCTGTCTTTGCGGGACTGCGCCGAAATGTCTTCCTTGACCGTATCGAGGTGCAAGGTAAGCTGCCCTGGAGAAATAAGGAGATGCAGCGCAGATATGGCGCAGTATGGAGCGACAGCGACCTGACAGCAGCCCTCTCTTATATAGCAAGACACTACGGAAATCTGCACAACAAGCAGATGCTTGAAGACAGCATACAGACAATCGCTGATAAAAGAGCCTATCATCCTGTGGTTGAGAGGCTTGGGCAGCTTCCGGAATGGGACGGGATCCCAAGAGCCGAGACTATCTTTATAGACTATCTGGGAGCGGATGACACTCCTTATGTAAGAGCGGTCACCCTGAAGATGCTGCAGGCTCTTGTTGAACGCATCAGGCACCCCGGGTGCAAGTATGACTATATGGTAGTCCTTGATGGTATACAGGGCTTAGGTAAGTCGATGTTTTTCGCCCGTCTGAGTTTTGGGTTTTACACCGATACTCTCTCACTGCAGGATATGAACAATCTGCAGAAAGCCTTTGAGCAGACTCAGGGTGCGTGGATCGTTGAGATATCAGAGCTCGCGGGTGCAAAAAAGGCTGAGATAGAATTTGTAAAAGCCTTTATCTCAAGAACAGAGGATAAGTGCCGTAAGGCATACGGGCATTATGTGGATATAAGCCCCCGCCAGTTCCTGCTTGTCGGCACCACAAACGAGACAAGCGGCTATCTGCACGACACTACCGGAAACAGACGCTTTTATCCCATTCATTGTAGTGGTATCAAGAATAATATAGGAGAAGCTGATTTGTATTATGCCTTCAATCACTTTACTGAAGATGTCATTACGCAGGTCTGGGCGGAAGTCCTTCAGGGAATGAAAGGCAAAACTTTCTCTGCTGAACTCGCTCCGGAGATCAGGGCGGAAGCTGAAAGAATGCAGAACAAGGTGACTGAGAAGGACGACAGGCTTGAGCTCGTTGAGAAGTTCGTGCATATGCTTGTACCCGCTGAGTGGTATGATGGGTATGATGAGGATATGAAGCGCCAGTACACACAGCGCTATCTTAAAGACTGCCTCGACAAGGATGATGACCTCGGAACAGAGACCCTTAAGTATATCAAGCCTGTTCATTTGTGGCAGTATGTCTTTGAACAGCCCATAGTGAAGCTCGATAGATTTCAGACTAAGGAAATGAGCAAGTTGCTAATTCAGTGTGGTATGATTTACAAAGTGGTCAAGGATCCGGGGACTAAAAAAAGCGTCAGGGCTTGGGTTCTTAAAGATTCCGCAAATTCAGATATTACAGAATAATTGATTGTTTTTTGACCAAATTTTGAAATTGAAACAATAGGCTGAAAATTCGGAAATGGATGTTAATAATTTAATCGATGGATAATCGGGGTAAAAGCTGATTTTATAAAATCCTGTTTGGTTCTGAATTTTCAGCCTGTGTGCAAAATTAAATTTTAGCAGAATATGTCTACTATGAACAGAATTTTGAAATGTGTTCCAGAATAGCACATTTGTGATATTTGGGGTTATTGTAAACCGCTTTTGTGCTTTAAGGTTTACAGAAAATGATAAAAAGTTGACAATTAAAAGGCTGTAAATGCTGATAAATAAAGGCTATAATGGATTTTAGACAAAAACCTAAATTTTGATAATTTTTTAAATGTTCGCAGTATTTTAAAAATCATCGGATATTTTATTAAAATTCATTTTTATTATAGTTTTTGCTTTTGTTGCTTATGGTTTATTGTTGAAAATGCCGAAAATCAAAAATTGCAAAAATTAGTGATTGTAAACTAAAAGCATTTTGATAGTTTACAACAGGCTAAAAAGTTACATTTAAAGGCTTTTAGTTACTATGAAGTTACACTAAAATGTAACCACATAAACCCTTTATTGATGCGGTTTTATGTATATGGTTACTATAGTTACTATAAATTTATATAAAAATATATAATAATAATAAATATAGGAGTTATATAGTACATATATACAGGCTATTATATAGGCCTATATAGGAAATATATGTAACACCGTAACTTGTGTAACCGATAGTCATAAACCCGCAATAATAAAGGATTTATGGCAGTTACATAAAATGTAAGGCAAAAAATGGCTCACAGGAGATGATAAAAGATGAGCACAAATGTGCTATTTGATAAAGAACGAGATATTGAGGAATATTTTACTAAACAGGTCAAGCGCCTTGGCGGCAGAGCATTAAAGTTGGTTTGCCCCGGAGTGGCAGGAGTGCCTGATCGGCTTATCCTTCTTCCGGGTGGTCGTGTGTGCTTTTGTGAGCTTAAAGCCCCGGGGAAGAAAGCACGCCCCTTACAGCTGCATCAGCACGAGCAGCTGAGGAGTATGGGCTTTGATGTCTTCGTGTGCGATGACAGGCTTAAGGTTGATCTGATGATAGAGGGTATGCAGGGAAGGGAGTGATTTTGATGAGTGAAGTAAAATGCGATATGTGTGGGTGTGTCTTTGAACGAGCAGACTGCTTATTGAGAAGAACAAAGCATCATTTTTGTTCGCGTAAATGTCTCGCAGATTTTAGCAATAAGGCTAAAAATCCTGACGGCTATAATTCTCTGAAAAATTATGATAATATAAGTCGACACATGTCGGACTTGAACAGAAAATTAAACCCTGGAAGAATGACTGATGAGGTTCGAGAAAAATTACGGAAAGCACATTTAGACAGTGGTGAGGGGAAAAGTTATAGAAAGGTTTACGGAAAGCACGAGCATAGAGTTGTAGCGGAAACGGTTTTGGGGAGACCTTTAAGGCCCGGAGAGGTTGTTCATCATATTGATGGTGATAAAAGAAATAACAGTCCTGATAATCTGTATGTTTTTGAGAATCAGTCTCAACATGCAAAATGGCATCAGAAGTACAAAGGGGGTGATTTTGATGAGGTTCATTCCACATGAATATCAGAAGTATGCAATAAATTTTATTGAAACGCATCCGAGAGCTGTGCTTATGCTGGATATGGGTCTCGGTTGACAAAACTGTATCAACACTGACTGCTATATGGGATCTGATGTATGAGACTTTCGATATATCATCGGCTTTAGTAGTAGCGCCGCTGCGTGTAGCAAAATATACCTGGTATGATGAAGTCCGGAAGTGGGACCATCTGAACGAGCTCACTGTATCAGTGATCTGCGGTACTGCCGCCCAGAGGAAGGCTGCTGTAGAAGCTGAGGCGGATGTGCATATCATCAACAGGGAAAATCTCCCGTGGCTTATGGAGAACTATCCAGGGCTCCGGTATGATATGATCGTCTATGATGAGCTGTCGAGCTTTAAGAACTCACAGGCTAAGAGATTCAAGGCGGCTATGTACTATACCCTCAGAGCCGATAGGGTGGTAGGCCTTACGGGTACTCCTGCAAGTAATGGATATATGGATCTGTTTGGGGAGTACAAAGTAATAGATAAAGGCGAGCGCCTTGGACGATTTATCACGAAGTACAGAAATGATTATTTTTCACCTGATAAGACTAACGGGCATATCGTATACAGCTATCGGCTTCGTGACGGAGCCGAGAAAGCCATACAGGAAAGAATATCAGATATTACAGTCTCGATGCAGGCTAAGGACTATCTGAAAATGCCTGAATGCCTGTATATCAAGAACTATGTGGAAATGAGCGATAAAGAGGCTAAGATATACAAGCAGATGAAGCGTGATCTGATTATCCCTCTGGAAGGTGATGAGGAGATCACAGCACAGAGCGCAGCGGCTCTTTCCAATAAACTTATACAGATGGCGAATGGGGCTGTTTACACTGATGAGGGTGGTGTGCAGACGATTCACGATCATAAGCTTGAAGCCCTTGCAGATATAGTTGAACAGCAGAACGGAAAGCCTCTGCTTGTGGCTTACTGGTATAAGCACGATTTAGCCAGGATAAAAAAATACCTGTCCGAGAATGCAGGTGTAGAGCCTGTCTGCATAGACAGTGAGGATGCAATTCGTTCCTGGAATGAGGGCAAAGTGCTTGTAGGTCTTATTCATCCTGCCTCTGCGGGCCACGGCCTGAATCTTCAGAGCGGCGGGAGTACTTTGTGCTGGTTTGGTCTGACTTGGAGCCTTGAGCTCTATCAGCAGACGAATGCAAGACTTTACCGACAAGGGCAGAAAGAAACCACCGTCATAACGCACATTATCACAAAAGGCACAATGGATGAGGCAGTGATGCAGGCACTGGAACAGAAGGACACAACGCAGAATGTATTGATAAATTCTGTGCGTGCAGAGATAAAAAACGATTGACAAACGGGGTTTTATATGATAGAATGTAGTAAAATAAGCGTAAAATCGTTGAATGGGGGTGTGTTTTATGGCAAAAAGCAAGCTGACAAAATGGCTCACGAAAAAGGGCAAACAGCAGCTTTATGAATTGGCTCACACCGCTATGACAGACAAAGAATTGTACACAGCACTTAATATAAATTGCGATACATTCTATGAGTATATGCGGAATTGCTCCGAGTTTTCCGAGACTGTAAAAAGAGCCAGAGCCGACAGGGACGACACACTTCGCGCTCAGGTGCTCGAAAGCTTTGTAAAAAACAAGCTCCTCGGCTCTCATAAGAAGACTGAAAAGCGAACAAGCACAACGACCTATGCGAGCGGTGAGCAGTCAACAGTTGAGGAAACAAGGGAGTGGGACGAAGGACCTGACACGACCGCTCAGATCTTCTTCCTTAAGACACAGTGCGGATGGAATGACAGGCAGTTCGTCACAATTACGAACGGCGATGAGATTGATCCTTTCAGCGCCTCGATTATGAACGAACTCAGCAGCAGGGGCTTTGATGCAGAACCGCTCCCGGAAACGAAGGATGATGACGATGACGGGTTTATCGGAGAAACAGAGGGAGATATTTAGATTCCCCTATCAGAATACCTATGAGGCTCTGATCTGTGACGGTGCTATCCGTACAGGCAAGACTATGTGTATGGGGCTTGCCTTTATCCAGTTTGCCTTTGCGTACTTCGACCGTCAGAACTTCGGCATCTGTGGTAAGACCGTACAGAGCTGCGAGCGAAATGTTATCAAGCCCTTAATGGCTATGGCCTTTGTGCGTCAGAACTATATCTGCCGATACAGCCGAAATTCTAATTTGCTTACGATCTCCCGCGGTTCCAAGGAGAACTATTTCTACATCTACGGCGGCAAAGATAACTCGTCTTATACGCTGATTCAGGGTATCACGCTTGCAGGAGTACTCCTTGACGAAGTTGCGCTGATGCCTCAGTCCTTTGTAGCACAGGCTACTGCGCGTTGTTCTGTCCCTGGGGCTAAGATGTTTTTCAACTGCAACCCGGCGAACCCGCAGCACTGGTTCTACAAAGAATGGATATGTCAGCTCGATAAGCACAAAGCAAAACATTTGCATTTTCTTCTCGATGATAATCCGTCCCTGACTGAGGCGACCAAAGACCGCTATCATCGTATGTATGCGGGGACTTTCTATCAGCGTTATATCCTTGGTGAGTGGGTGAGCGCAGAGGGGCTTATATATCCGATGTTCGACCGCTCCCGTTATGTTCTTAAGTCTACGGAGTATGACCATAACGGCAAATACTGGGTGAGCATCGACTATGGTACTGCTAATCCGATGGTCTTCCTGCTCTGGCGGTATAATTCGTATGTAAGGCACAAGATCGTCTGCGTGAAGTGCTACTACTACAACTCCCGTGAAGACAACAAGGAACAGAAGACCGATTCGGAGTACTACACCGACCTTGAGGCCTTTGTGGGTAAAATACCTATCGAGGCGATCGTGATAGACCCGTCAGCGGCAAGCTTCCGGACGCTGATACGCAAAAAGAAGAAATTCCGCACAGTGGGAGCGGATAATGATGTGCTTAACGGCATAAGATATACTGCGGCCTTGATACAGAACGACTTCGTTTACTTCGATGAGAGTTGCGAGCCCGTGTTTGAGGAGTTTGCCTCTTACTGTTGGGATCTTGACTGCAACGAAGACACAGTCGTGAAAGAGTACGATCACGCGATGGACGCGATGAGATATCAGATGCAGACTGTAATGAGGAGGGAACTCAAAGATGTATTCTATCAGAAATGTAGCTAAGGCGATAGAGCTTGCAACCGGTGAGCACATCCCCTGTGTGCTCAACGAAAAAGAACTGCAGGACTACGCTCTCTGTTACGCTATCTATAAGTCCGATAGAGGGCTTGTGCCCTGGCTGCAGCATAACAAAAACCTTAAGAGCCTGCACCTTGGCAGCACTGTCGCAAAGGAGCTCGCTCGTATAGTATGCAGCGAGATATCTCTTGTTGTACAGGGCGAAAGCGAAAGGGCGAAGTACCTCAACAAGATCGCACAATACATTGAGCAGAGGCTTGCTAAGTATACAGAGCAGGGCATAGCCCTTGGAACAGGAGTGCTCAAGCCGACAGTGAACACACAGCACGTTGTTCCGACTATCGGTATCCAGTATGTGAGGCTGTCTGACTTCCTGCCCCTTGCGGTCAATGAGGATGATATGTGTATCGACAGTATCTTCCTGTCGGATATTACTAATGAGGATTTCAAGTACACACGTTTGGAGCGCCATACTATCACCGATGATGGGTACAAGGTGACGAACCTCGCCTTTGAATCAGTAATAGGTGATACTTATGGGCTTGGTCGTCCTGTGGAGTTGTCGAAAGTGCCTGAGTGGGCAGACCTTAAGCCTGAGGCGCTGTTGCAGAACATCAGTACTCCGCTCTATGGACTTTACACCAATCCGATCGCGAATCTCAACAACCTTGATAGCCCTCTTGGCACTTCGATCTACTCTACAAGTAAGGACTTATTTGAAGAAGCCGATCTTCTCTGGGAGCAGATATGGTTTGAGATCAAGAGTGGTGAGCGCAAGATCTTCGCCCCGCCCAGTGCTTATGATCAGATACACGGTGATGAGTATATAATGCACCGATTTTACAAGGAACTCGACATTGAGGATCCTAATTTTATGCGTGATTTCTCCCCGGCGCTGCGTAACTCTGAAATGAGCAGCCGTTTGCAGGAGATCATGAGGCGCATCGAAGAGAACTGCGGGCTGTCTTACGGAATTATCTCGGATCCCGTTGAGGTAGCACACACAGCAACTGAAGTGAAGCACTCCAAAGAACGACTGATGGCAACAGTCACAGCGGTGCAGAACGCTATGCACGCTGCTATCAACTTTACGATACAGGCGTGCTCTGATCTCTGCGACCTGTACAAGATAACACCTGCCGGAGAGTGGGAGCTCGTCTGCGAATGGGATGACAGTGTCATTGAGAGCCGTGAGGAGAAGTCTGCAAGAGCTCTGCAGGAACTGCAGAACGGGCTTATTGATGATGTTGAGTACTTCGTACAGACAAGAGGCATGAGCCTTGATGAAGCCAAAGAATATGTAGCAGCTATCAATGCTCGTAAGCCTGCAAAGCCGCAGGGCGCTGACTGGTTCGGTGGTGGTGCTTAATGTCGTTCTATTACGACACACGATATTCAGACGAACAGGCAGAGACTGTCGTTGAGCTATGGGGTGAGATAGAAGCTGATCTCATCCGGGAGATAGCCCGCTTCGTCAAGAGAGCCATAGAGCAGGGCGAGGATCTGAGTTATACAGGCGAGTTCAGAGTGTGGCAGTTGAAAGAAGCCAATCTGCTCAACGACCACGCTGTCGCTCTGATCTCCAAGGCAACAGGCAAGAGCCAAAAGGCCGTGAGGCAGTGCATCGAGAACACAGGAGTCCATGTGGTCAAGGGCGATGAGAAGATATACCGACAGGCTCTTGAAACAGGGCAGCTCACAACAGAGCCGCTCCCACTGGACAAATCTCCGAGGCTGCAAACGGCTATTGACGCATGTGTAGAAAATGCAGAGTTTGGTTTGTCCAATCTGACCAATACCCGTATGGACTACGGCCTGAACGGATGGGAGACGCTGACACACGCTACAAGCAGAGAGTACTATAATGCCACAAATGCGGGCTTTCTCGCAATGCGTACAGGTGAAAAGTCCCTTGATCAGGCTGTCTACTCGTCCTGCCGCTCCCTCATCGACAAGGGTATTTCTATCGTCCACTGGGAGAGTGGGCACACTGATTCGATAGAAGTTGCAGTCCGCAGGAACATCCGCACAGCGATCGCACAGACAAGCGGCAAGATGACACTTGCAAGGATGGAAGACTATCAGTCCGATCTTGTTGAGACTTCCTCGCACTTCGGCGCTCGCCCTGAGCACGCGGAATGGCAGGGGCAGATTTTCAGTCTGACAGGCTCGAACGGATATGAGAACTTCTATGATGTGACCGAGTATGGTGATGTAGCAGGCCTGTGCGGTATCAACTGCCGCCATAGGTTTTTCCCCTATTTCCCCGGAACCACACCGAGTTTTGACAAGTACGATGAAGAGGAAAACAAAGCCCAGTATGAAAAAACTCAAACCCAAAGAGCCTATGAGCGTGCGATACGAAAAGCAAAACGAGAACTCGCAGTCGCAGAGGGAGCGGGGCTTGATACGAAAGAGGCAGAAGCCAAAGTTCGTGAGAAACAGAAGGCGATCAGAGACTGGCTCGACAAGCCCGAAAACCAAGACCTGCCAAGACGGTACGAAAATGAGCGAGTTTATTGAAAATACTTAAAAACACTATTGACAAAGCCGAATTTTTGTGATATATTAAAAATAACTATATATCGCTTTGCGGGCGTAACCCGCGGAGGAACTCTGAAAACACGAGATCGAGAACTCGTTAAAAAGCGTAGGATAAGGAGACCACACAATGACAAGGGAACAGCTAAGAGCAATTTTTGAAGGAGTTGACGGCATAACAGATGCTATGATCAATTCCATTATGGCTATGCACGGACAGTCTGTAAAGGCAGTGCGTGATGAACTGGCAGCGGAAAAGTCTCAGCTCGCGGAGAAGACCGCAGAGCTCGAAAAACTGAAAGCCGCTCCCGACAAGTCGGCAGAACTGCAGACTAAGCTTGATGAGCTGCAGAAGAAGTATGATACTGATGTTGCAGATCTACAGAGTAAAATAGATGGCAGGGCATACGATGACGCTATCACTGAGGCTTTGACAAAAGCGGGTGTAGAGTTCACATCGGGCTCAGCTAAGAAGAACTTTGTATCAGAGCTTAAAGCAGCAAAGCTTGAACTTAAGGACGGAGCTATCACAGGCTTTGACGACTTCCTTACCAAACAACGTGAAGCTGATAAGGACGCATTCAAAGAGACCAATCCCGCGCCTAACCCTGATGAGGGCAAGCCAAAGTTTTTAGGTGATCCCGGAAGCAAAGGCGGCGAAGGCAATCTCAGCTTTGCTGCAAGAGCGGCACAGCGATTCAATGACAGATTTGCTCCTTCTGCGCCTCAACCCACAAAATGAGAAGGTGAAAGAGTATGAGTATCATTACTACAATCACAAGCACCCCGGATATTCCCTGGCTCGCTTCTGAAAGAAGTCTGCGCCTCGTATCCTACACTGCTGAGGACAATAATGTTCAGATCGTTACAGAGAACGGTCGTAAGATCATAAAGTCTGGTACTGTATATCCTGCAAACGGCGCTACTGCTGTAGGCATCGTTTTTCAGGATGTTGATGTGACAGACGGCGATGCGCCTATGTCTCTTATGATTTCAGGCCACGTTTGGGAAGACCGCCTTAACACAGGTCTTTCAGGCCTTGACGATGATGCTAAGGCAGCTCTTGCGGCTAACGGCATTTTCTTCGACTTTAAGAACATCGTGCCTACAT